CTTCTCGATCGTCGCCATGAGGTTGACGGAGTTGTCCGGGATCTGCAAGACGCCGACGCCCGGGTTGACGCCCTGAGTCGGGTCCGACTTGAGTTGCACGACGCGCCACGGGAACACCGCGTTCGCGTCCTCGCCGTCGGCGAGCCGGTCGATGTGCGTCCACAGCATCGGGCCGCTCGCCATGCCCAGGTTGTCGGCCAGCGCCGATGCGGCGGCGTTCACCATCTTCTGGCAGGTTTCCGCCAGGTCGGGCACCGACCGGCCCCAAAAGGCGCCGGGCGTCGCGTCGTAGCAGGCTTTCCAGTACGGGCGCCGGCCCAGCGGATCGCGGTTGATCGCGCACCGGATGACGTAGGGTCCGATCAGGATCGCGTCCACCTCGTACTCGCGCACCGGGTCCAGATCCTCCCAGCCGCGAACCTGCCAGGACATCAGGACAAAGCCCGGGACGCTGCCCCAGTAGTGCAGCGCGTCGATGACGCCGGCCGGTGACAGCCAGGTGTAGTAGGAATCCTGTTGCAGGCGCTGGCGCTCGGCCTCGGTCCACAGCCAGGCCTCGAGGTGCCCGCGCGTGTAGTCGCGCAGCGCCTTGCGGATCTCCTCCTCGCGGTAGTCGTCCAGGCCGATGCAGTCGAACAGTTCCTGGCGGGTGTAGCGCACGCGCTCGATGAAGTCGCCACTCTGGCAGTCGCGGGCGTAGGGCGCCGGGAACGCATCGAACGGATCGACGCGCGCCCACTTCTGGATCTTGGCGTTCTCGACTTTCAGCTGCCAGCCGGGCAGCCACTTGAGTTGCCGCTTGTGGCCGTAGAACGGCCCTTTCATCAGCGCCGCCGGGTAGGTCACGAAGTCCTCGACGAACGAGTCCATCGCTTCTTCCCACCCGCCCTCGGCCATGCAGTCGGCGATGGCCTCGGTCATGCGCTCGGCGCGCCGCTCGGCCTCGCGCCGGTAGCGGGCCTGCACCTCGTCGCGCAGCTTCTCGCCGATCTCGCCGGCCACCGACCGGAACTCGTCGCGCGACATCACGCCACCGCCCGACTGGTTCGACTCGAGCATCACGGCCTGCGCCTGCTCGGCGGCCTGCTGAACGATCTCGCGCTTCTTCTCGTCGGGCAACTCGGGCATCGGCGAGGGTTTCAGCATCCACGGCCGGTCGTTCACCGGCATCAGAACCTCGCGGATCCAGGCGCTCGCCGCCCGGCACTTCGTTTCCGTCAGGTCAACCCATACGAAGTTGAGCCCGCCGGTTTGTTCAAGCTGGGCCAGTTCGGCAGCGGAATAGACGCCACGCCTGGCGCGCAACGCCTTGAGCAGCCGCAGGCTGACCTTTTCCTTGAATATCTTGTTGGTCTGCCACTGCTTGCGAATATGGCCGGCAAGCATGGACTCGGACGCCACCGATAGGTCGGCCGTCTTGGCCGCATCCTCGGACTGCTGACTGCGCTCGATGTCCTCGAGGGACGCGACGCGCACCATGGGATTGATGCCGACGCCGGTCGATCGCTGCGCAGACTGCTGCATGAACATGGTGACGCCCCCTTGCTCCACACGACCGGCCGGCGGTTGCGCGGCTGCGCCTTGACGTTCACACGCGGCGCCGACGCGATGGTATCAGCCACGAAAGTAAGTGCCAACGAGTCGGCATGGTCGGGCGACCGGCCTAGCCTCTCGGCCTTTTTCAGATCCTTCTTGGACTCGAGTTGGATCCTGGCCTTGCCGTCGAACCCATAGACCGGCGCGATCAGTTCCTCGCCCAGCATGTCATCGTCGGGGATGGCGCCCGTTTTCAGCCACTCGCGCATGCGGCCCCACAGTTCCGCGCGCACGTTGTAGTAGGTGTCGGCGGCGGCCGCCGGCATGGCGACGTTCACGTCGGCCAGGATGTCTTTCAGGATCGGCACGCGCTTGAGCGCATCGACGCAGCTGGCCCCAATGCCGATCCCGTCGATGGCGATCAGCCGGATCTCCGGATGCTGCTGCCAGATGTCCTGAATCCGCGCGCCCAGGTCGGGCCCGTCCAGCCCCTGGAACTTCCACTGCTTGATCACCATCGGCCCCTGGCGCAGGGTCACGACGGAGTGATCGTCGCCGTACCGCGCCGGGTCCACGCCCAGCCGTTTCGGGTGCGGCTGGTAGTCGCGCGGCGTCAGTTCCCGCCGGCGCGCGGCGGTCACGATCTCCGGCCCGATGAACGTGCTGATCCCGCCTCGAGGTGGCAGGCCGCGCACGCGCACGCGGTAGAAGTCGGAGTCCTCGCCGTAGTCGTCAGCCCACTGCTTGAGCAGCGCCTTGTTGCTGAACTTGGACTGCCGGGCGTCCACCGTCGTGGTGTTCCACCCGCTCGACGATGAAAAGCACTTCGCGAACCGGCCCAGGACGGCGACCGGGTTGCCCAGCACCATCCAGATGATCTGCGTGTTGGCGTCGGTCAGCGCGCCCTCGGCGACCTCCCATATCACGTCGTCGATCTCGGCGGCCTCATCGAACAGCAGCAGGATCCGCCGGCCCTTGTTGTGCAGGCCAGCAAACGCTGACGGATTGTGGCGTGACCACGGGATCGCATCGATGCGCCAGTTCCGCGCGTGCTGCTCGTCGGCCACCGCCAGGGATGTCGCCTGATAGTCGAACAGTTCCCGGGTCAGCGACATGCCGTGCCACTTGGATAGCTCGGCCCATGTCTTGGTGCGCAGCTGCGTGTCGGTCATCGCGGTGACCGTGCCGCGCGTGCGGTCCAGGGTTTCGAGCGCCCACTTGATGACCCAGGCCGAGAGCGCGGACTTGCCGACACCGTGGCCGGCGCGCACCGCCTCGCGCACGATCGCACCGGCATCGCCGCCGGCGCGCAGCGCATCACCGATCCGGGTCAGCAGCGCCCGCTGCCAGTCGTCCGGCCCGGTTTCATGCTCAAGCTCGGTTTCCGGCTCGCCCCACGGGAACGCCCACAAGACGTAGCCCAGCGGGTCGAACTCGAACGACGCGAGGTCGTCCGCTAGCGCAGAGTACGGGTCACCGCCGCCTTCTTCGACGGCGACATCACCACGCTCACCATCGGATCCGCCATCGGTTTCGGGTAGCCGCTGTCGGCGCATAGCATCTTCCGCTGGGACTCGGGCATGTCACCCTCGACGCGCATCGAGCGCACCTGGCCGTTGATGAACGCAGCCGTACCGGACTGACCGATCCCGGTCGCCAGCGCGCGCGCCTTCTCCGGGTCCAGCTTGCGGGTGCCGAACTTGTCGGCCTTGATTGCGGATCGGTGCATGGTCGGCCTCGTTGGTTGCTCCGGCAGGAGTCGAACCTGCGATTTCCGGATTATGAGTCCGGCGCCTTGCCACTTGGCTACGGAGCGTCAGATCAGGCCCGGACCAGGCGGGGATGACTGCGCAGTATCCGGCACCCCCGCCTGCCGTGGCTGGCGCGAGGGTAACGCCGGCGATGCCGCCGGTCAACCGTCGGTCGGCTTGCGGAACCGCAGCTTGCCGGGCTCGGATCGCCCGATCCCCTGGACGCTGCTCAACTCCATCGCGCCGGGCAGGCTCTCGAGCAGCTGCACCAGCTCGTCAACTCGCATGCCGCGCGCAAGGTCGATGCTGCCGGCCTTTTGCGGCGGCGTTCTCGTCCAGCGCCGCTGCCGGCCTGGTGCTCGAGGCAGCGGCGCCCACTTCGGCGGCTCGCTCATGGCACCGTTGCATCGGCACGCAGCGCGATCAGCGTGCTTGAGTCGGCCCACTGGAACGCGACCAGTTGCAGATCCTTTCCGTCCACGCGCACCACGAAGTCTGTCCCGGCCTGCGGCTTCTGGCCGCCGGTCAGTTGAAGCGACACATAAAGCTCGCGCTGCGGCCGGCGGCGCGCGGCACGAATAATCACAAGGATCACGCCGTCGGGTATCGGCCCCGGATCGCCGATCGCCTTGAGCAGTTGCCTGTTCATCATGCCTGCGCCCTTTCCCGAACGCGCTTGCGGGCCGCCGCCAGTTTGCCAGCCAGATCCACGCTGACCTGGACGTTGACCTCGGGCCCGATGATCTTGAGTGCCTGCGCCAGCGTGCGCAAGGCCGGCATCGGGTCGCGCAGCTTGATCTTGCGGATCTCCTCGGGCGGCGCGCCATCGTCGCCGAACGCCAGCTGGGCCTCGACCGACGCCACGCAGAACGCGGTTGACTCGTCCAGGTCGGCCGGGTTGACCAGCGCGCCCTTCTCGTCGAACACCCGGCGCACGTCCACCCGGGCCAGCGTCGCCAGGCGCCCCAGCACCTCGTCGCCGTCCATCTGGATCCGTTTCCAGCGGTCGGCGTTCTCCCGCTTGATCAGCGCCTGAACCTTCGGGTTTCTCAGCAACAGGTGCGCTTGCTGCGCGGCCCCGGCCTCGGAGTATCCGGCGACGATCGCGGAGCGCGTGCCGTTGCCCGTGGCGGCGTAGGCCACGGCGAATGTGTGCTGCCGCACGCTCAGTTCGCTGGTCTTGCGCTTACCCTTGGCTGGTTTGGCGGTTGGCATGAGTGGCCTCGTTTGCCGTGAAAGTGAGCAGATACTAAGCCGGTCTTTCCCGGCCGTCAGCGGCATCGCACTTCCCACCCGCCAGGGTCATCGGAGAGTCCTGGCCGCGAAAGCTCTACCGGGCCGGCCAGGATCCTCGCCTACGCCCCG